TACTCTGACAAGAGAGTCAGTGTATCCTTGACACTTAAGTCTACATCATCCACCGCCTCGGTGTCAACCAATGTTTCAACAATCTTAACATCGTGGACTCCTGTTCTATAGAGTGCATCCACCAAATTTTCAAATTGAGTATAATCATGCTTCTCCTCAACAATAACTTTAACAAAATTATCCTTAAAGTTATCTGAATTGAAGTTGGAGTAATCGTTCTCCACGTCATTGTAGTATACCTTTTGGAATATCTCAAAAGGATTTTCAATAAACGTAAGTGTATCTTTCTCAGTATCATAGATATGGAACCCTCTTCTGTCCTTGTAATCGTTCCAGAACATCTGGTAAGGGTTACCGAGGTATTGTACATTACCCCTTGTTGATCTGTGGTGAAAATGTCCAGACCAAACACGATCATAATCTTTGAATACAGACATCTCTAGACCACCATGATCATAAGTCATGCCAGGTGTCACCTCAAAACCATTCATCTCTAGGTGACCACATACTATACTAGCATCTGATTCTTCTACTGCTTTCATGGACTGCTCTTTATTATCAGCATTGATCCAAGGAAGCATCAAGAACTTCGTATTACCTTTACTTATTTCTGCTACATCTTTATATATGGTGATGTTATCATACTCATCTAGAAGAAGCTCTGGTGCATTAATCCTACTAGTATTCTTATAGTACGTAGTATGATTCCCAAGGATCATGTGTACATCATACTTTCTAAGTCTGTCAAAATAATCCGTCTTAATGCGATTAAGAGTATTAAAGTCCATAGACTTTCTGTTATCAAATGTGTCACCCAGATCAAAGACTGTGGTGATACCTTCTCTCTCAAGAGTAGGGAAAAATATTTCATTGTAAAATTTATGCCAGTAGTTCCAGAATGCTAAAGATCCTTTACGACCATCTAGGTGCTGGTCTGTGATAACTGCTATCTTCATTTCTTGGTTGTATTGCTACGTGTTCTGTTTATAATACTAATGAACTTATCACCAGCAAAGTGACCACCTAAACAAACATCAATCTCATCACCATCTTTCCAGTTTACATCACCATTCATTTTGGTGTGTTGCATTAATACTGCAATTTTATCTATAATGTCTTGTGTTAATCTCATTAGAAATGATCCTCTAGTCCTTCTTGTGGTGTAGGTTTCCAGTCCTTGCCATAATATCTTTCTAGTATATTATGATGTGGTGCGTCTGTTCCTACCACTACCTTCTTAGGTGGTGGAGGTGGGAACATTTCCATCTGTATCTCAGGTATAGAAAAGGTGTCACCACCCTTTCTGTGATGACACCAATAGAATGTACCGTTTTCTTTCTTGTATAGATGATCTGCCTCGTGTGGACTCAACAGTACCATCCTTACAATCTTGTCACCTTTTTCAATCATACCCAATCAGGTTGTCTGGATGGGACACGAAGATAATTAGATGCAACCCAAGGTTTGCTGGCAATGTAAGTTTTGTAAGCAGTAAAAGTGTCAATGCTTGTGTCATGTTTATACTCATCAGGCATCGCACGAGTAAAGAATGTAGGTGGTGAGCAGTCAGGGAATATACTATCTGCATGTTCTATAGTACGCTGACAACTATGAACCTTGTTGTAACGATGCGTATACTCAGCACATAGTGCAAGACCATGCTGTATTAACCAACGAAAATTAGTCTGAGCCCAGATAGTGCAAGGATGATTACGAAATGCACCATGCTCAGTCTTGTATGGTGTGCCGTCAAGCTTAGGTAATGTACCATAACCATGACCCCACTTGGATGATGCAACAATAGATAACATTTGACATGTCTCTAAAGGCATTTTGACTACATGCTTGTCAGGCAAGCACTGTGCTGATACAACAGGGTCGGGGTCAGTCACAAAGATATTCATAAAATAATGTCACAGCGTCTGGTATTAATATAGTACACTGCTCTAGTGTTTGGGTACAAATTTCTAAATTTCTTAACAATTGCTAATTGGACTTCAAGAAGTTCCATATGGTTTTATAATAATACGATTGTTTTTATAATCTGCTTTAAATTCTAAAGCTACCTCATGATCCCACATCATCTCTTCGTAGAGTGCATTGAGACGATCCATGTCTTCCCATAGATCATTCAGGTGTGGAGGCAAATGTTCTTCTTCATCCATTAGCGGTTCATCTTAATTTCTATGTTTTCTTTGATGCTACCCATGTCAGCAGCATTAGCATTCATTCCTTGCATGTCACCAGTGTATGAATCAGTATGCATGACTTCATCGTAACCAGACTTCTCTAGAATTTTATTCTTGATCTCCATCTGCTTCTTCTCCTTCTGTATGCGTCTCAGGAATGCATAGTATATAATCTGTGTAAAGTAAGCAAAAGGGTTCTTAGATTTCTCTGGATCAAAATTATCTATGTACTGTAAGCAGTTCTCAATACCATCACATATCATATCCTCACGGAACATGTAGTTGACAAAGTTAGGTTTATATGATAAATGTGTAGCAATCTTTAAAAAGCACGACCCAATATAATTTGGTACACGAGGTCGGGGATCCTCTGCCTCACGTGCTTTAATGACAGCATTACGGTATACAGTAATTGCTTCTAGGAACTCTTTATTGTTGACGTAATATTCTGTCTTCTTTTTCATTCTTGGCATGTCTGCTCCCTTAAGTATAGGTGAATATGCTGCTATTGTCAAGGGGGCTTGACAAACCCCGACAAACCCAGTAGGATAACTCTGTAAGGGTTCAAGGGAACCTCTAGCTTCTTTTATATAGATCTTCTAATTTTGTCCTAGTATCTTTAGCAGAACCTAAACTACCCATTTCACGAGTAAACTTTCTAGGTTCAAAGGTATCTTTAAAAGAAGTTATTTGTGTAATGTGTTGTGAAACACATTCATCATAAAACATATGAAGTCTTTTATCTTCAACTTCAGTCATAGTGACTACATGTTTTTTAGGTAGTATAAACATCTGTTCAAAAGTTGATTTAATCCATTCAGTAAGAGCGAATCCATTTACTTTAACACCTTTTCCTGATGCTGAAATACCATTAACTTCCATAGGATTTTCTAGCACAAGACTATCATCCTCTGGCATGTAAGAAACTTTTGCTATAATTTCTTCACCAGTAATTAATTTTATTGTTGCTAAAAAATCGGGTTCCATTTTAGGATGCTTTTAAATTTATTTTAATGACTTCATATTTAAAATTCTCTTCGTTGTAAATGTTTACTCTCTCATTCAGATGTTTGATAGTATAGTTCTGACCACCAATATCATCAGCAATATCATATAATGTTGCTACTTCTTTTCCAGTGCCGACCCGAAGTACCCTCCCGATTGATTGGAGATTTCTGACTCTGGACTTGGAGGGACTGGCGAAGACGATGTTGTGCAACCGCTTAATGTTAATCCCAGTACTGAAAGTGCCATAACTGGCAACAATAATCGCATCATTTTCTTTCTCTGTAATTAGTCTAACTTCTTCACGGTCTCCCACTTCAGTGCCACCGTGAACAAAGAAAACCTTACGATCTTCTTTAACATTACTATTTATGAGATCATGTAATGGTTCTCCATGCTTTTCAACATAGTTAAATAGTACTAGGGTGTTACCTTCTAGGTCTTTAACCAAATTTTTAATAAGGTTATTACGACCACGGTGCTCAACTAGATAATCTATCTCATCATGATAGGTTTCAAAATGTTGAGGAGCATGTTGACAAAGCAGTATCTTTATCCTAAACTTACTGAGATGACCCGACTTAATCAAATCATCTGTCTTGGTTACACGGTCACAAGAACCAAACAATCCTTCTAGTACCCACTTATGGGTCTTGGATCCATCTAGTGTACCAGTAAACCCAAATCTATACTTAGCATTATGCAACTTAGTCATGATGCCAGTCAATGATTTGCTCTTGAATAGATGTGCTTCGTCACCGATCACACAATCTATGTCATCAAAATATCTCTTGGGAAATTTGTAAATAGATTGCCAAGTTGATATAATAATATTCTTATCTGTATTCTTATCCTTACCACCATAAATCTTATGAACAAAGCTATCGGCATTCCAACCATAGTCAATGAAGTCGTTGACCATCTGCTCAACAAGGGAAGTAGTTGGGACGACTATAAGTATCTTCTTGGAGGTAGCGGCGTAGTATCTGACTATGGAGTAGATCATAAGAGATTTACCAGATCCCGTAGGAGATAGTAATAACTTACGATTATTTTTTAAAGCCTCGTACACTGCCTTGTATTGGTATGGACGGGGTTTTATATTGCAAACTTTATCCATGAAAGATTTAACACCAGGTGGTGTTATAAAATTATTATCCTCAACTATATCACCATACCACTCATCTTTCTCCTGATAGATCTTATACTCACGTTCATCAGCCCATGACTGAAGATGATCTACTAATCCACAATACAATGCACCAGTGGCAGGGGAGTACAACCTAATGGTTCCATCCCAGTGTCTGTACCTAGGATTCTTTTTTAAATATTTTGCTTCAGGAACTTCAAACGTAAAGTAGTCTGCTAGTTCCTTATGAACATGCTCCTCTTCAGATTGAATAGTAACGTAAACTTCATTCTTCTTTTTTACTGAGAGGTATGTCATTATTGTCCATTGATAAATTTCTCCCACTCAATAGCACTCTTGACTTGGAAACCTCTATTTGATATTTGTTTCATTACCTG